ATTTAACTGTTGATGGTGAAATTTTTATAGATAGTGGCGCTCATACTTTACAAAAGCCAGGAAAAAAAGTTGATTGGGATAAATTTGTTGAAGAATATATAAACTTTATTAATAAATATAAAAAATATATAGATTATATTGTAGAACTAGACGTAGAAAATAAAATTGGACTTAAAAAAGTAGAAGAATATCGGGATAAGATTTGGAAAGAAACAGGAGTAGAACCTATTGTAGTTTGGCATAAAGAAAGAGGATTTGATTATCTTAAAATGATGATTAAAAAATATAAAGTTATTGGATTTTCGGGGTTTGTGGAAGCAAATACTGGAGATAAAGAAGTACCCGATGAATATGTAGATATTTTTTTAAAAATGGCTAATGATAACGGGTGTAAAGTTCACGGATTTGGTTATACTAGAGCAGATGTTTATAGACGAAAATTTTATAGTATTGATAGTTCTTCTTGGTCAGCAGGGCATAGATTTGGGCAAATTAGTGAGTTTATAGATAATAGAATAAGAAATAAAATGCTTTTAAGAAATTATGGTAAAAAATATCAAGATATTACTGAAAATAATGTTAAAGAGTGGGTTAAATATCAGAAATTTTTAGATACAATATGATTAAAATTTTAGACTCTAGTGAAGAAGAAAAAATAGATTATATTTATAAGTTATTAAATAAATATACTAATGAAGTCGGTTTTGTTATTAAACCTTTTATCCGAGAACAGGCAAAGAAAAAGTTTATTCTTTATATAGAAGAAAATAATAAAATAGTTTCAGTTTGTAATTTTAATGTTAGAAAAGATAAAATTTTAGTAATTTATGAAATAGTTACTGATGTTGAATTCCGAGGTAAAGGTTATGCTAAAGAAATAATTAAATTTTTAAGTAAAAATCATATTATAGAATTAAAATGTCCTATTGATAATAAAAGTAATGAGTTCTATAAAAAAATTGGGTTTAGATTAAAAGAAACTATTAAGGGAAAGAAAAGAGATTTAAATGTTTGGGTAGGATATAAAATAGAGTATAATTAAATAAGTTAGCAAGGTGAGTTTTCTTAAAAAAGGAGGTAACTATAAATGAAAACATCAAAAGACATAGCAACCATAGGTCTTATTGCAATTTGTGGATATATTGCTAGTCAAATTTTAAGTGATATTGGAAGCGTTAAAATTGCTACTTTATTAGGTTTCTCTATTGATGGTGGGACTTTTCTTTATCCGATTACTTTTACTTTACGGGACTTAATTCATAAGCAGTTTGGTAAAATTACTGCTAGAAAAATAATTATTTTAGCAGGTATTATTAATCTGATAATGGTAGCATTTTTTCAAATTTTGACTAGAATTCCAGCAGATAGTTCTTGGACATTTAATAATGAATTCACCCTTATACTTGGAGCAGTTTGGCGGATTACTATTGCTTCAATTATTGCTGAAATCTTTAGTGAACTAATAGATACAGAAGCGTATCAATTTTTCATAGATAAAATTTCAAAGAAATTTCAATGGGGTAGAGTTTTATTTTCAAATGCCATTGCTCTTCCGATAGATAGTATTATTTTCGCCTTTATTGCTTTTATCGGGACACTACCTATGAGTGTAATATGGAGTATTGTTTTATCAAATATTATTGTAAAAGGTATTATTACCTTATTCTCAATTCCATTAATTTACACTGTTCCTGAAAGAGAGGATTAATTTTATTCTCACCTTGCTAACCCTCTCAATTAAAAAATGAAAAGACATTATAAAGCTGAAATAACAGTAAATATAAATGATAAAGGAGTCATAGATTTAGATGTAGTTAAGGGGTGTACATTGGGAATAAAAGATAATCCTAATGGGTGTTATGGACTTTGTTATGCTAAGAAGTGTGCTGATTTTAGAGGAATTGATTTTGGAGTATCGGTAAGTCGTATGCCAAGTGAAAAAGCCTTAAAAGAAATTCTTAAAATTATAAGAAATTCAGATTTACCTTTTGTGAGAATAGGGACTATGGGTGAACCTTGTCACGATTGGACATTAACAGTTTTGATGTGTAAATTTATTTCTCGTTACAAACCAGTTGTAATAATTACTAAACATTGGATAGCTTTAACTGATGAACAAATGAAACGATTAGGTCAATATAAAGTTATTATTAATACCTCAATTTCACCTTTGGATAGACCAGAACAAATAAAGTATAGATTAGAACAATATAAACGTTATAAGAAATTTGGAACCAGTATTTTAAGAATTGTAAGCTGTGATTTTAATTTAGAAAATACAGAAGGAAAAAGATTAAATAAAATTCAAAAAGATTTGTTTAAAAACAAAAATGTAATAGACAATCCTTTAAGGTGTCCAATTTCATACTATATGGTTAAAGAGGGTATAATTAAAGTAAGAAAAGTTTGGGATTTAAATAGTGAAGTCTATATGTCAAAATTTAATCCCGACACTTATGTAGGGCGTTGCGATGAGTGTCCCGAACTTTGCGGACTATTATTTGTTAAATAAATTATGACAGCACCAAAAGATTTACAAGAGGCTAAAGATAAAGGTTTAAATAGATTAGAAGATACTGATTTATATAACAATTTACTTAAATGGGAAAGAAAATCACATCATAAACCTCAAGTAGGAAGACCTAAAAAAGTAGATACTAATGTTCTGCGGAAATTATATGAAGCTTTTATAATTGGTGCAAGTGATGAAGAAGCCTGTTTTTGGGCTAATCTTGGATTAAGAACTCTATATGTTTTTCAAAAAGAATATCCTGAATTTCTGCAACTAAAAGAGGAGTGGAAACAAAATCCAGTAATAAAAGCAAGAAATACTATTTATAGAAATTTAGATAATCCTTTAAATGCTCAATGGTATTTATCAAGAAAAAAGAAAAATGAGTTTGCTGAAAGAACTGAACTAAGTGGAAGTAATGGAACTGACTTAAAAGGCTTAATTGAAATTAATTATGTCAAAAAAGAAGATTGATTTATCGTTATGGCAATCTGAAGTATCGCTAGACCAACATAGATATAAAATAGTTAATTGTGGTCGTAGAGCAGGAAAGTCTTTTTTAGTTTCTTGTGAAATGTTGAAATTTGGAACAGAAAATTCTAATGTAGATATTTGGTATATTTCCCCGACTTATAAACAATCTAAATCAATTATGTGGGAAATGCTTAAAGACATTATTCCATTAGAATATATTTCAAAAAGTAATGAAAGTGAACTTATAATTAATTTAATAAATGGAAGTAGGATTTTATTAAAAGGTGGTGATAACCCTGATAGTTTAAGAGGTGTAAAGATAGATTTTTGTGTCTTTGACGAAACTGCCTTTTTTTTAAGGTGGGAAGAGGTTTGGAAAGTAATTAGACCTACTCTAGTAGACAGTAAAGCAAATGTTTGGTTTATTTCAACTCCAAATGGTTTTAATCATTTTAAGACTTTATATGAAACTCAATCACCTGATTTTAAATCTTTTCATTTCACCAGTTATGATAATCCTTATTTAGACTCATTAGAAATAGACTCAATGAAACTAGAAATGGACGAAGATAGTTTTGCACAAGAAGTCTTAGGTGAGTTTAGAAAAATGTCAGGTCTCATTTATAAAGAATTTAATCGGGATATTCATTTAGTAGATATTCCTGTTCATAAATTTACAGAAGAGTGGACATTTACTAGAGTATTAGACTTTGGTTTTGCTCATAAATCGGCTTTAGGTTATTTTGCTATTAGTCCGAACAAAGACGAAATTTATCTATATGATGGTATTTATGAGTCGGGTTTGTTTGAAAGCCAAATAGCTGAAATTGTAAAAGAAAAAGATATAGGTAAGCAGATAATTAGACCAGTAGCTGACTCAGCTCAACCTATGAGTATTGCTCAATTATTTCATTATGGGGTAAGGTTTGACCCTGTAGATAAGGAAACAGATAGTGTTAAAAATGGAATAGTCAGGGTAGCCGAACTTCTTAAGGTTAGACCAGATACAGGCAAACCTACATTAATGTTTAATAAGGATTTTACTTGGATAGCTGATGAGTTTGAAACTTATAGGTGGATAGAGAACAAAAGTAGTGATGGGGTAGTTAGGGAAGTTCCAGCTAAGATAAATGATGACGCTATGGATATGATTAGGTATTTTGCGGTAACTCATACTAATAGAGGGCAATCGGAAACCTTTGTTACTACTGAAAAGCTGTTAAAGGGTAAGGAGTCTTTTGAAGTTGGAGAAAGTGGAACTATACCTGCGATTAAAATTAAAGACTTCATAGGAGAACCTGATGAGTATTAAAAATGAAATAAGGACTCTTAAGCAGGAAATTGATAGAATAGTAAATAAGTCTGAGTGTCAATGTGGTAAGACCTTATTTTTCTATGATGATGAGTATATTTATATTAAATGTCGTCATTGCGGGGAAGTTAAAAAGTTTAAAAGATAATGCCTCACTAGCTCAAATGGCAGAGCAGAAGTTTTGTAAACTTCAGATTTCTGTTCAATTCAGGAGTGAGGCTCAAGTTATGTAATCAAGTGATATAATTATATAGAGACGCTAGACGTCCATTAATTATTCCAATTTATATGGACGAAAATATAATACCCTTTGAAGAAACAATAGAAACCCTTAAATCAGTTTTATCTTTAGATTTACCTGATGATGAGTTAGTCAAGGAAATTGATGACAATATAACTAAAGCCAAGACCGTTTGGGAAGAAAAAACAGTAGATTTAGGTGAAAAGAATTTTAGATATTATCTTGGTAAACACGACATAAAAGGTGATAAGAAATTAATAGAAAATGTAATTTTTAGAAACACCGAAACAATTATTCCAATTATAACCTCAAGTACGCCAGAACCTAGAATATTCCACCCTAATAAAAAGTTTGCTGATAAGTTAAGAAAAATCTTAACTATGCGTTGGGAAGTGTTTGATAAAATGCTAGAAAAGTCAAGAGTTTCAATTAGGCGTAACTTTTTATGGTATGTCGGAGTAATGAAAGTCAGATTTGATGAAGACTTAAATGAGATAGTTTGGGAAAATGTAAAGAACGACCACGTTATGATAGACCCCGATGGTGAGTTTGTAGTTCAGATAATAGACAATATGACCTTAAAAGAGGTTATAGACCTATACCCTAAGAATAAAGCTGACCTGCTTAAGCTAGTGGGCGTTAAGGAGGGTGAAAATAAACTTCTAGGTAGTAAGATTTCCTTTATTGAATACCATACTCCTGAATTTACTGTTTGGAAGTATAAATCTATTATCTTAGACAAGCAGAAAAATCCTAATTGGGATTGGGGTGAAACTAGCGAAGTTAATGAAATGGGAATAGAGCAATCTGTGGCTTATAACGTTTTGAGTAAACCTAGTATGCCTTATATTTTCTTAAAGACTTTTAATGTTAATAGCGATATTTATGGTGATACTTCTTTAATAGAACAGGCAATTCCATTACAAGACTTAATTAATAAGCGAAAAAGACAAATAGATGAAAACGCTGATGAGGCTAATGGCTCTTTAGTCGCTTCAGGCGATTTTATTTCTAAAGAACAATTTGCGACCATTAAGGGTGTACCAAGAGAAAGAATATGGGTAGAAAAAGGCGATGCTCGTATGGCTGTTTCAAGAATAGCGGGTAATTCTTTACAGGGATATATAATGGACGATTTTATGATGACTAAATCTGAAATAGATAATATAATGGGAACTCACTCAACGACTAGAGGTGCTGGTTCTAATAGTGATACGGCTACTGAGGCAGTAATGGAGAAACAACAAGATTATGGTCGGATTGACGATTTAGTTAAGTCATATGAAGATTTTTGTGAAGATTATTTTAATATGACTTTACAAATGATGATGATACATTATCAAGACGAACACTTAATTCCGCTAGAGGGCGTTGATGATGTTAATTTAAATCGTGATTTATTAATTGAAGAATTTTCTAAAGTTTACAGATATAAAGATAATGAACTAAGAGGCGGAAAATATGAAGAAAGTAAAGAGTTTGTTAAGCCAATAGTTATGGTTAAAAGAGGTTCTACTTTACCAATAGACGATGTTAGTAGGCGTAATGATGCCATTAATCTTTGGAACGGTGGCGGTATTGACCCTCTATCCTTATATGAAGAACTTAATGACCCAAATCCTGAACTAAGAGCTAAAAGATTATTTATATGGCAACAATCACCTCAAATCCTATTTCCTGAACTAGCTAAAGCTATGGGTGGCGGTGGTGGTAAACCTACTTCACAAGAACAATATACAGAAGGTATGATTAAAGATACAGAAGCGATTAAAAATGGGGAACAACCACCTGTTAATCGTGAACTACAAGAACCTCAAACAGCTCAAGCGCATATTCAGGGACACTCAGTTTATATGGATAGTGAAGACTTTACTAAACTAGACCCACAAATACAACAATTTTATATAAATCACGTTAAAGAAGAGGTTGCTTTTATTAAACAGCAAACTGGAGGAACAGAAGAAGCATTGACACAACCTGAAGTTCAAACAGAAGAACAACCAATTATGGAACAAGAAACAGTACCTGAAACACTGCCTGAAGGTCAAGAGACTATGCCAGAGTTACCTATTCAATAATTTATGAAAGAAATAGAAAAACTTAAAGAGAGGATAATGAAAAAAGTTGATAAGGATAATTTAAGGGTTAAGGCGCTTAAAAAATTAATTAAAAAATGAAAGTAAGTGAGTTAATGGAAATTTCTGATATTTTAGATAAAAGAGAAGAAGAACTATGTAAAAGGGAAAAAATATTAGAAGATAAGCAGAATACTCTCAAAAGTGCTTATAAAGAGTTTAAATTTTTATTAGAAAAGATATATGAGTAATATTCAAGCTAAAAGGGACGATAATTTTCAACCAGTAATAATGGGGGAAACTGATGACGCTAGTCGTGAAACCAGTCCATTAGTAGTTGACCCTGTTACTAAAAGGCTTAAAGTAACTGCAACTGTAAGTGATAATGCATTACCAACTGGGGCAGCTACTGAAGCTAAACAAGATACGATTATTGCTCACTTACCATTAAATGAAGTAGGTAGAATTAAAACATCAAATCTCCCAGCAGATATTACCCCAGTTACAGGAACCATCACAGCTAATGCTCAAACTATTCCAGTACCAACAGATAGAGTTTCAAATGTTATGGCTCATTGTTACGGTACGTTTTCAACAGTAAACTGTACATTTGAAGGTTCATTAAATTCAACTAATGGAACTGATGGAAATTGGTTTACTATTCAAGCTGCTAGAACAAGCACAAATACAGTAGAAACAACTACTGGAAACTTATCAGCTGCACCTGCTTACGGTTGGGAACTGTCAGTTAATGCTTTGAGGTATATGAGGGTAAGAGCCACCGCCTTTACTTCTGGAACACAAAGTTGGGTGTTTACTCTAGGTTCTTATGCTACTGAACCAATCCCAGCTATTCAAACACACGCTGTTACTTTGGGTGCTGCTGCTACTGCCATTGCTAAGGCTGAAGATAGTGCTAGTGCTAGTGCCAATGTAGGTGTACCACCTATGGTAGTTAGAGCTGATACTTTACAAGCCAATGCTGGAACAAGTGCTAATGGTGATTATGCTTTTATGTTTTGTGATGTTGATGGTCGGGTTTATACCAACTCAATGATTACTGGTAAGACAAGTGATACTACTTTTCAAACACCAAGAGTAGATGCTACTACTCACACACTTCAAACGATAGATTATTCTCATCACGAAGTACACGCTGGAAGCTCTTTTTATTACCACGATGTTATCGCCTTGGGAAATGGTGCTAGTCAAGACTATCTGATTACTGTCCCTGATACGACCAAATTGCCTCACTTTGGAATTGAAATTGATTGAGCATGATTATTTATGATTAAGCATTAA